TGATTCTGTCAAAGTCAGAGCGCGAGGCCCAGGCGTTACTTGTAGATAGATTGCGCCCCATGTACGACCGACTTCCGTCATGGATGAAACCGCGAGCCGTTGAGGCAGACAGTAAGTCGGAGTTTGTTCTGAGCAATGGCTCTGTTTTGCGTTCGTTACCCACCAGCGCCGGCGATTCCTACACCTGCCGCAAGGTTCTAATTGACGAAGCGGCACTTGTCTATCGCTCCAGAACAAGTTTGCAGCAGGTATTGTTAAACGTTTATCCAACAATAGAGGCCGGGGGGCAAATTATCCTTAACAGTAAGGCCGACAAGTCTCGCCCCAACAGTACGTTTAATAACTTATTTCGCGAGGCAATGGCGGGTAAAAATGATTTCCACCCTATTTTTGCCGATTGGCGCTCTGTGCCCCACAGAACAGATGAGTGGTACGCCAAACAAGTCGAACTCAGCAAGTCTATTGACGGTACATTAGATTTTGTTCACGAGACGTATCCCGCCACGTGGCACGAGGCGCTAAAGGCGAAAGAATCCAATCGTCGGTTGTCGTATCTCGACCTTGTAAAATGCTTCGCCAAACAAGAAGGGCTATTAGAATTTATCATATCGCCCCCACCCATACCGGGGCTGACTGTTTACAAAGAATCAGTCGGGGGCCAATTTATTATCTGTGTCGATCCGGCCGAGGGCAACCCTAATTCCGATAACTCTGTTGCCGACGTTTTTGATTGGGATACAGGAGAGCAAGTTGCCAATCTGTGCTGTCAAGCAGAGGTAACTGTTTTTGCCGAGTATATTGCCATGTTGTCAGAATACTACGGCAATGCGCCGGTCTGGTCGGAGAGAAACAATCACGGACACGCAGTCATTGCCCTGCTCAGGGAGAAAAACATACGAGTATTGGAGGGACCGGATACGACTAAATCAACGCCGAAGTTCGGCTATTTGTCAACAGCGAAAGGCAAGGCGATAGGTTATGTAGAGTTAGCAGAAAGGCTAACTGGTGGCGAGATAATCATTCACAAGCAGAAATCATTTGATGAGTTGTCAAATATTCAGGGAAGCAACCTGTCTGCGCCAGAGGGGTTTAATGACGATCACGCCACAACCTTTATGCTTTTTGCGGCAGCAAAAAGATATGTACACTTAAAATTGTTAGTGGGATTCGTTTAGGCTTCGAGGAGGAGCAAGATGGGTATCGCAAAAGGACTTATAGATTACAGCAGTGATTTAATCAATTACGCCAAACAAAAGTATCGCACACCGACTAGAACACCCCCGTATATAGTAGCCGAGATAGACGACTATCCATCGTGGGATCAGATGTGGTACAACATGGAAGAGGAACGGCGGCAGGAGGCGGCGCGGCGAATCTCTTGGATTTACTCAAACATTACTCGCATATCCAACGAAGTCTCATCCACCCCATTCAACATAGTTAGAAAGGGAACAAGAGAAAGAGACATCGACCATCCTCTCGAAGCTATCATGGCTGCCCCCAATGCTTTTTTTGATGGCACGTCCTTGCTTCGCTATACGATATGGGGGTTAATGCTGTCCGAAGATGGCGCATATTGGTATATCATGCCCGATGGCAGTGGTGGCATAAAAGAATTGTGGCCCTTTCCGATAGGCAGACTAAAGCCCATTAAGGATAAGGGTAAATTCATCAGTCACTATGAGTATACCCCCAAAGGTCATGGGGAACCGATAAAAATACGGCAAGAATTTGTTTGCCGGTTTTTCTTTAGTCATCCCGATGATTTGTGGAAGTCACTGACCCCGCTATCGGCCGCCGGCCTGTCTATCTCAATATACGAATCTGTGTCCACGAACATACGGGATACATTTAAGCAAGGGCGCGGCGTTCCCCTGTCCATTATTTCCGTTTCGCCCAATGTTTCTGAACCAGACTTCGACGTAATAACCCAAAGGCTGCGTGAAGATTGGGAAAGTGAACGTCGCATAGCTATTATTCGCGGCGGCGACCTGGACGCCAAAATGGTCGGTATATCCAATGCCGATATGGAAGTATCCAATATCCGTCAGATGAACAGAGACGAGATAGACAGTATTTTCATGGGATTCCCCTGGCGTTCAGATCGTTTGGCTTCGGGAAACGGACTAAAAGAATCTAACAAGCAGATAAAAGAGACGGTTATTTATCCGTTGCACCGGATGATTGCTGGACAGATTCAAATTAGCATTGTCGAACCCTTCTATGGCAGTGGTTTTATTGGCAGCTTTGATGATGTGCGAGCGCAGGATCGGTCACTTGCCATTCAAGAAGCGACAATCTATTGGTCGGCCTACACTTTTGATGAGGCCAGGGCAGAGCGGGGACTGCCGCCCGTTACTCCCGTTGAGGGCATGGATGATTATGGAAACCTGCCCCTACGACTGGCAACGAACCCCGCCTTTGTCACAAAATATTATGGTGTCGGCAGTGTGCGCGATCCTGGTGACAAGCCGGCAGAGGTTGGCAATATTGCCCTCAGCCAGGACCAGGAACAGTTAATGAATGATTTGTCGGGGGATGAGCCAGATATAGATGTGCAAGCGACACTTGAGGAAGGCACAAAAGCGGACTTGAGACGGTATCGCTCTGTCCTGCTAAAGATATGGAAGTCGGCCGAAAGCACGGACGCCCTATTGTCAAGGGGATTTGAGACGAGCGCGGTCCCGCCATCGTTAATGGCAGATATTAAAGCAGGACTACTTTTTGTTAATTCAGAAGATGATATAAAAGCCATCTTTAGTCCGCTGTTGGGGGGATAATTAAGTGCCAGTTACCTATCGCGTAAAAGTAGATGAAGAAAAAGTATTGGATAGGCTAAATCGCGTAATCCCCTATACAATGGCTCAAATTGTTGAAGCAACTGAAGAAGTAACTTTGGCCGCCATTGAAACTTTTAGGGATTACCCACC